TGCGGGGTTCAAAGTTGTAGCGTTTCCACAACCGGACGATGGCGTCTCGTCCTGACCCTTGGATTTTCGTAGCGCCTCGGCTTTTCAGGATTACCTTGAGCTGCTCAAAGGTCTCCTTACTGGAAATTAATTTGCCCCCAATACAGGTGACAAACGCCACACGGTGCAGGGGGTAGTTGATGAACGACACGGTGGCCGCCCCATGAATTTTATTCTCTTCGTCCGCCGCCACCAAGAGGAGCCACTGTCCCCCCGCCACATATTGCCGAACATGGTGGATGTTGTAAGACGTAGCCCACTCAGGAAAATCCACACCCTTGGTCAGCGCGTCGTTCAGAAAGGACTCCACCATCGGCCAGACTTGCTGGACGTGATCGGTCTCGACGTGCTGAATTTTCAGGTTCATGCGGGTGTGTACTTGTTGGGGTTAATCTGTTTGCCTTGCTTCTTGGTGCCGGTACGAGCCGAGCGGACCTTGTCCAGCATCTTGTACAACTGCTTGGCGCCAGCATCGGTAGAGCCGTTGCCCAGACCAGACACAACATCTGCCGGAACCACAAACTCGCCATCGGCCAGACGGGCTGGTTGCTTACGCCCAATCGTAGCGGGGATGTTGTCAGACATGCCATCCCCTGGGCCTTTGAGCAGGCGCCCACCATCAGAGTAGCCGCCAAGGTTTGCAATACCGCCGCCCGCCATGCGCTCCATGCCCGTCATTTGATCCACGCCGGTGTCCCCAGCATCGGCCACGACATTGCGTGACATGGGGGTTTGCCAGGGGGTAGCGTAGGCGCCTTGCTGGATGTCGGATTGGGGATAACCCGTATTAGCCCCGATTGCGTTTTCACGGGACATCTCTTCTACCGGACCGCCAGCAGCATAGGGTTTATACGTATACGGGGTGTACGTGCTGGGGCTGTAGCTGAACTTGGACAGCGGGCCCGAATACTTTTCAGAAGCCGCCACGCCTTGGGGTTTGTTCAGGTATTTGGCGGCTTGCAGTGCACCAAGGCCCATACCGCCGTACTTCATAACGCCCTGTGTCAACGGATCTTGTTCTTTATAGACGTTGTAGATGGAGGACAGGGGGTTGAAGAACGGAGACTTGGCCGCGTCCGCTGCGTTTACAGATGCCCGTGCCATGTCTGCGGGATCAACATAGTTCATTGTCTGCCGCGCCAGATTACCGCCCATTTCAGTTGTAGCGGTAGCGGGATTAAACCCGGCGTCCATAGCTTGTGCTACATCGGCAGGTGTTGCAGCAGTGCCAAGCGTTGAGGGGTACTTAGCCCAATAGTCCGCAAAGCGGGCTTTCTCTGCCATATTTGCCGCATTAGGGGTGTCCATCGGCATATACCCCTGAACCATATTGGGGTCGATGTTCTTCATGACGTCCGCTGTCTCCAGCGCATTCATCTCATACAGAGGAGCTGCCGGGTTTACGTTGGCAATACCGCTACCAAACTGCTGGGCCAACAGCGTCGGGTCACCAATCTGACCTGCACCCAAGGCTGCGTTAGCGGAAGGCAGGGCCCCCACATTGGCAAACTGCGCCGTCTGCGCGGCAATCTCAGGATTAAATATGGCGGTTTCGCCAAGGGCGGTTTGAAAAGCAGGGCTCAATGCGCCCAGACCACCAGCACCAGCTAGTCCGGTACCAAGACCCGCGCCCGTGCCAAGACCCAGACCGGCAACGCCCGCACCCTCAAGCGCGGAGACACCCGCCATTCCTTCAAGAAAACCTGCTCCAGCGGCAACTTCAGCACCGCCAGCAATCTCCGCCGCCAGGGCGGCTTCACCTACACCAGTACCCATGGTGCTCTCCTGTAAATTGGTTGAATCGTAACATTTTCAGATCTTTGACACAAACGTTGCCGTAAAGATTACGGACGGTATCGCTGGGCGTGTGGGAGACGTTCCTGCGGGGTCGGCTTGAATAAATGCGCTGGTATTTGTGGTGTTCCACCGCAAGCTAACGTGGTCCCCTACGGCCATGTCAACAAGCAAATTTACCGTACCCACCGCATAGAACGGCGTTGCTGGATTCTTACGGGCGGCCATACCAATTCGGGTGTTGGAGCGCGGTATGTTGGCGCCGTTATAAAGAAACCAAACGTCAATAGACTCCGTGGAGTTGGCCAGATTAGCGCACTGGATACTGTACTGAAAGTTATACCGCCCGGCCTTAGCAGTAGTTACTTGGTACCCACCCACTAACGAAACATCATTAGACGCATCAGTGTTGGTAAACGTAACGTCGTACGCCGCCGTAGTGCTGACCGCTGTTTGAGAAGCAGAGGATGAAAACGCCCCGTTGGGGAAATAGATGTTTGTGCCGTCGGCGTTAGGCGATACCGTCGTTGTCTGAAGCTGACTTTTGAATGCGTCTAGCTGGTTGAAGTACAGGCGCAGGATGTTGGTGTACTGATCCATGAACCGCTGGTCGTACTCGACCGGGGCTGCTGCCAGGCGTGGCGCAACAAACCTTTGCAGGTCTTGTTCGGTGTAAACGTACAAAGTCATCGACGACCATCCGGGCGCACGTCCATGCGCGGGGTTCCCAACTGCCACGACACGCCAAGCTGGTCAGACTCCACACGGAACGCCATTTGACGACCACGCAGACGGACGTAGACCTGCTCAGTAAACTGTTGCACGTTGTAAGACCGAACACTAGAGTAATTCTGCGTGCTGGCCACCACCGGGTTATCCGACGTACCGTAGTTGGTGCCTGGGAACTGACGTGGGCGCACGGTGAAATTGGCTTGAGGTTGATTAACGTTCGAGCCGTCAAAAGTGATGTCGGGGATCAGACGCCAAACAAAGCCAAAGTTGTGGCCGTCACCAATATCAAAATCGGAAGACTGAACGTAAGCAACAATCGGAGAAGCGGGACTAGTTGTACCATCATCGTTCCCAGTTTCGTGATAGACCAAAGAACTGTTGGAGTTGGCGTACGGTGTCGCCATCGGCTGCGATCGCAGCGGGCTGTCCAGCCAAGAACTGCGCGTCATGGTGCCGTAGTACCAGGTGCGCTCAAGGTGGTTATAAACTACATACTTGTCTACCGTGGTAGAAGAAGCAGAGCAATAAAACCACCAGATTTCGTTATAACCCTCATTGGTTCCCGCGAATACCTGGTAACCCTGTTGGACGTTAATGTCGTCATAGATAAACTGACGGAGGGTGCACGGAAGGGTTTCCACTCGACCGGAGTACATGTAGAACTTGTCGACACCCATCCAGTACGTGATGTTGTTGACTGTAACAATAGCGTTGGGGCCCATGATGGAGATGTTGTCTCCCATGATTTGAAAGCCCCAGACGAGTGGTGCGCCAAGATACTGCATGGAATAAACGGCTGCATCAGTCAACACCAAAATTTCTTGACGAGTCTGAATCGCCGTGACGATCTCCGACCCACGGCTCAGTCGATAGCTACCCGCCTGGTTTGTGACCAGCGGTTCCCAGGTAGCGTAGCTTTCTTGGTCCGACCACTGCACGAGCATGGGGTCTTGAATACTAGTGACTGGATCGTTTACACCAAACGCCAGCACAAAGCGTGAAGCATCCGACACCATGACAAAGTTTGCAACCGTCGGACAGAACGCATCTACCGTAACGACGCCGTACTGAGTAGTAACGCTTGATCCTGGGCCAAGAAGCTGAGCGCGGTCAAACGTGTTTGGGTTGGCGTTTGTCGTCCAGATGTACAACGGTTCGCCGCGAGGGTTGAAAATCAAGTATTCGCCAAAGTTTGCCTGACTCCAGACACGGGGCTGAATACCTATGCCAACAGGAGCCGGAGAACCCCACCCCCAAGTAGTACTTGCTCCAATACCACCCCATCCGCCAGCGCCCCAGCCAACACCAGAACCGTATGTTTCAAGGCCAGTGTTAATTTGATATGCAAAATCCGCCGTAACAGTAGAAGTACCGCTTGATGTTGCGGTGACCGGAGACGTGATGGAGTAGTGGCTTGAGTCAATGTACGTAATGCGAAACTCACCGTTCAAAGACGCGGCGGGGATTCCATTTACAGCGCCAGACACATTGGAAATGGTTACAAAATCACCGTCAATCCCGCCATAGGCCGGGTCGTTCACAATAACTGTTGTAGTGCCGTCCGTTGTAAATGCGTTGGCAACAGTCGTGTGGGTTAGACGAATGGGGGTAACATCATAAAAAGTGCCGTTAGCGCCGTCCTGGATATAAAATTTCAGGTTTGTGCCAAGACCCAATAGATTGTATGCAGACAGCGTAATCCAGTTCCACATGGAGCGGCAAACGCCCCAGATAGTACCTGTAGCCGGAGGATTGGTGTCCGCTACGCCCGTATCCTTGACCCAGCCGCCAATCTTTTCTGGGTAGCCGGAACGGAAACGCACTTTGTCGGACTCAAACCAGCCGCCCTCGTTGGCCAACGTGGTTGATTCCCGGTTGACACCCGGTCGGAACTGAAGTTTCTGTAAGGGCATCTGGACTCCTACGACATGAACAGGGCGTGCTCGTCTAGGCGACGGTTTTGTAACCCTTTCAGTATTTTGCCACCAGCCATGCAGTACTTCAATAGTTCCTGTCCAGCGCCCTCTTTGTCCCCGCGATTGAGCTTTTGACGAAGCGTCGAACGCTGGAGTGTTCCCAGACCGACGTTAAAACTGAAAGACACAAGGCCGTCAAACATGCCTTGTGTAAGAGGAACAGTGATGTAGGTGTGAACCCCTCGTTCAAAGCGAGCAAGATCTGATCGAAGTATTCCATCAATTTCCTCCATGCTGAAGATCCTGAAGTCCTCGATCTTCAAGGCAAACCCATCCCGCTGATCGATCGGCAGCTTCCCCTGCTCAGGGTACAGCACATGACCAACGCCAATCGTCCAGAGCTTGGCTGGGCAACGGTAAGGCTTTTGTCTTACACCCTCATGGTGCTTGATCATAGCCACGGCTTTGGGACTAACGTTCATTTGCCGAATGCCCGACCGCCGAAGTGGAACGCAATGATGCTGGCAAAGAGCGCTTGGGTCTCGTCGTCCCACAGCTGGTCAGCCATGTCTTGGAAGCCAACGCCGGTCGTAACCCCGTGCCACACCAAGGCGCAGTCAATCCCCACCAGCAACAGGAAAAAACCGTAGGTGATAGCCGGGCGGACGCTTGCGCGGAAGTTCTTCATCCACTGGCTAGTGCCCTCGTTGAGCGCGGTGTCGTGGGCATAGATGGCCTGCATCTCGGCCTGCTGGGCGGCAATCAACGACTGCTTTTCAGCCGATTTGGTCTCAATCTCAAGCTGTTGGGTGTGGATGTTCTCGACTCGCTCTTGGGCTTCAAACCCCAGTTTGCGCATCTCAAGCTCCCGGGCAATCTGCATTTGAGCCAGCTCCAGCTCATGCTTCTTGTCGCTGCGGTCTTGGAAGAAGTCCAGAATCTTGGGCAAGCCGCCCATCAAGAACGATACCAGGGTAGAAAATAATGTCAGCATTAGTAACTCTTTTTGGTTAGCATGGATGAAGCGATGAGCAACATGGACTGGGCGTCCTCTATGCTCTCAGGTTTATCTTTGTACCCGACGGTAATTTGACCGATGAAACGTGTGTTGTCCGGTGGTACAGAGATTCGACAGCCGTAGGTGACACCAGCCTCGACGTACCACAGGCCGACTTCGCTTTGTGGCTTGTGGTAATCACCGCATGGCGTTTCTCCTGCCATAAGGCGTACAACGTCTGCGTTATTGTTGGGATTCTGGGTAAAGAGACCGACATCGATGCCCTCCATGCGCTTGTCGCGCCCTTCCTTCGTATACGCCCGGTACAAGACCCGGGTGCCAAATAACGGGTTAACCTTGAAGATGGCCACGGTCTGTGCGCCACCGTACTTGAACAGGATTGCCGCTGCGTCGTCCGCCCGGGCCTCGTTGATGCTGGGTAGCTTCTGGCTTTCCTTGTAGGCCCCGACCAGCAGTTCTTGGTTGCTGTAAACAAACCAAGCGCAGAACCCAAAGATAAACATGACCAAGAGAGCGATGAGTTTGAACGGGCTGTCCACGTAGGTCAGCACCCTGTCCAGTACCCCTAGCGCTTTGTCCTGCTGTTCACTCACCTGTCACACCTTTCAATCAAGTCCCGGTGCTTACCGATCTTGTGGGTTATCCGTTCATTCTCCAACCTGAGCTTCTGCATGTCGATGTACATGAACATCATTACCGGCAGCATGATCGCAAACAGAAAAGCCAGAATTGTCATACCAACCAAATATCCAATCGGTTCTTCTGGTGGAGCATCACTGACCATATTAGAGCCACGAGATACGCCAGCATAACCAGCACGACCACCACCTCCAGAATTACCTCTTGAATTTGATCTAGCCTGACCCTGCGTTGCCATTCCAGTTCCCTTTGCATTTGTTCGGCTAGTTCCATCTCCCTTTCATGTTCCTGCTCCAACCGATGCACTGTCGCCTCAAAATCCGCCCAAAACCCACCTGGTAGCCCCAACTCGTAGACAATCATGTTGCGCAGTTGTTCGTACTGCTGCCTCAATTCAATCTTTCTAGCGACCTCCTCAAAAGCAAGAACTTGAAGCGATTTACCCTTGGGTGGGTTCTTCTTAACTTCAAGTTCCGCCTTCTTCAACTCCTGCGTGTGCTCAAGTACTTTGCCAACATGCTGAGTTACTTGGCTGGTCAGGTCTGCTACTTCTTTACCAGCTGCCTGAGCTTCTTTAACCAGAGCACAAAGTTTGCGAACGCCTGAGATAGCGCCGCTGACCATTGTGAAAGCAGTGACCGGATCCACATTGGATTAACAGTGCAACGCACGCAATTGGGTGGTAGACGTGCAGGCATCGACGAGCGTTGTTATGTTGCGCAGTCTCTGCTTTTCAGCAACGATGGCAGTAG